CTCTCTCTCTTCGTCAGACATGGATTCCCACCATTCTTTATTCCTCTTCCTATTTTTCTCTATGATATTATTCCTTTCTTCATCTGAAAGACTTTCCCAATATTCCAATGAACGCTGTCTGTGCCTAGCTTTCTCTTCGTCAGATAAATTGTCCCATATTTCTTTTGACCGCCTTCTCAGTTCATCAATAAGCTCTTCTGAAAATGAATAATTACAATCACCACCAGTAGTAGTGTTATAACCGTTACGAACCGTATCATATAACTCAATGAAATAACGCTCCCAATAATTAAGACGCTCCCTTAACTCATTCTCCTTACCATCCTTGCACCATAGACGTTTTAATACCTCCTTCACCCATGTACCATCAGACAACCCGTACTTCCTACGGGCATTGTCTATCTTCCTACCAGCATATGAACCTTCAGTTAAAAACGCTTTCTCTCTTTCCTTTTCATTTACAGTCTGACCAATGTAACTCTTACCATTCACACTGCAAGTCCACTTGTATATTATACCTTTCATAATATCTTTTTAACTAAAAAATAAACAAAGGTTACATAAAATCAATATTTTTTTTTCAGAATTTTTTCTAAGACACCCACTGTACATATATAATATAAGGGGCCACCCCACGAGAATCAAAAAATTTTTCCCAAATTTTTTTTCTGGGACTCCGGGAAAGAAAAAAAACGGGCCACCCCCCACAAATCACTAAAATTTTTCCCGGAATTTTATTCAGCAAACTGTGCCCTGTGTAGTGTTGTTTTTCCCCCCGCCCCCCCAGGGTGGGTTACATCCCCCCCCACCCCTACCCAGGGTGCGACGCAATATAAAGCCGTATGAGCCGTTATTTTATCCGTACCTTTGTCGTTATCCGGGTGATGCCCGTTCGCCCGTCAGAAGGCTTAAAAATAGGCTTAAATTAAAAGTATTGATATTTGTCTATATGTGTAGTGATCATGATCCGGAAGGTGTGCCGGAATGATGCCGGACAGTACTGGCACCCGTGACGGATAGGCACAAAAAAAAAAGCGCACCCGAATGGATGCGCCTTTTTGTTATCCAACCACATTGTAGGTAGTGTGGTTAATCTTCATTACCCGAATAGCAGAAAACCTAAGAGTAAAAGGTTTGCTCTGCTCTTCCTTAGTCAGTCCGTAGGATGCTTGTTTTCCGCTTTCGTTTTCCTCTGTTTTCAGATAGTCTTTAATCTGCTCGTAGGGAACTTTTTGACCATCTAAGTAGTAAGAGGTTCGCACCGCAGTATTCTTAGCCTTATAGAGCCTTAAATACATCTTTCCGCAATGCTCTATCAGTCTGGGGAATGTCGAAACCATTTCGCCTTTTTCGTTCTGATATTCGTACCAATGTCCCCACCTTAAAGGCTCAGCCTCAAACTTTTCGTCGATTCCGTTCTTCTTCAAGCGGTTATTGACTGATTTCTGATAGTCAATGCCCATCTGGACATTAATCCCGACATTGATTGCAGTCAGCCGATTGTAGAGAGGGTTGTTTGCTTTTAATGCCCTACCCTTTCCGTCAGCGGATTTCATTGCGACTAACTTATCGTTCATAGATTCTTCATCAGAGAACCACACAAGCGAAATGAATGTGCAGCCCTTAAAGAACTTAACGATATTTACCAACTCACTAACTACCACATTCAAAGTGGTCTTAACAAAACCTTTTTTCATAACAATAATATTGTTAAAGGGTTAAACGATAATGCCTATAAGATAGGCAAGGTGAATTGTGTGTGTCTGTTCCACTACCGCCAATGTGTCTTATTTCACATCATCAAATAACTTATTGCAGTTATTAGTTACGTTTGTATCAGTAAGGAAAGAACGCCTTGTGAACTAATCACGATGCAAAGGTACGACATTTTTCCGAATCTGCAATACTTTTACCCAAAAAAGTGCATTTCTTTAACGCTTTTTAAGAAATTCTGCATAAATATTCGCATATTATTCGTATAATGGATACTTTTGCAATGCAGATAGGCTAAATTGCGCCTATCTGCTTTAACTCACTTTCAACCAATTGTATTAGGTCTTCTGCTACATATAGCCTATTTAGCAATTTGTTGCTAATATTGCCTTCTTCATCAAACTCACAAGCGGCTATCATATAGCCTAACTGGTCTAAACACTTGTCAATTGCCTTAGCGGTAAATTTATCCTTCTTCATATCTTAAAGGGATTAAGTTAATGCCTTTGCCCCGTGCATCGGCTTTCGTGTACAAAGATAGGCAAATGCCGCCGGATATTGGCTAAATTTATACGTATAAATGCAGAAAGTAAAAAACTTTGACAGACGTGTCGGGATCATGATCCTCGCTCCGGCTTCCATATATGCCCTTTATATATTGCGTTACGTAGTAACGTAAATACATAAAGGACTATATATGCCCACAAGCCTGGTGCCCATACCCATCCCGGAACATCCGGGGACACCCATCCATCCGGGGGCATCCGGGCGCAAACAGGGATCATGATCCTGTCCGGGCACAGGCTTTCATATTTCGCCTGTGTGGGGCGTTTGCCTGTATGCCTGTGTGGTTATCCACCTGTGGTGTGTTATGCGTTTACAGGCAAAATTAGACGTGTATACAGGATTATTTTATAATATAGACAGGCTTGTACTTTTTTCAGTCTTATATATGGATAAAAAAAGAGCAACCATTCCTGTGGTTGCTCCTGTGGTGGTTAGTATCTGTTTCCGTTCAGTTGGTATAGTTTACTTATGAACTCCTTGTATTCATCAACGATAGCACGTTCTTTCTTAAACTTGGTCTTGAGGATATATTCCTTCACCTCATAGAAATCGTGCCCCTCTCCGTAGTAACTGGCGTGGAAATCACCCAATACCCACACATTATAGACGTTAGTCACAACGAGTTGGCGTTCCTTTCCGTCATACGCCTTTACTAAGTCGTAGTAATCCTCATCCGACCTCTTATTTTCATACTTCTTGCATACTGCCTTACCCCAAGCAATAAACTCGTCACAGGCAGCAGCATCAGTACCCTCTTCCTTCCAGATACGCCCAAATGCCTTGGCAATCATACCAAGAGTATTAAGCCACTCGTGCGACTTCTCCTTGGCTGTCGGGAGATACTTGGCGATGGTGTCATCAAAATGCTTCTTGTATGCAGCCTGCTTATCTGCTTCTTCCTTCATCAAATGCTCTTTCCACTCAATGTCCCAATCGATACGCATCTTCTTTGCTGCATAGCCGCAATGGATTCCTACAGCCTGGCGGTGTTCATCATCCCATCTTTTAAGAATAAAGTCTGCAATCTCAGTAACCTTGCCGTCCTCAGTCTTGGCACAGGATTTAGGACACCACATAACAGCCTTCTTAACAGGCTTGTCGAACTGTGTCCAATATAAGACCTCAACTTGATATGCCTTCTCGGTTTCCCTTACGATAGATGCTGAAACCTTCGTGTAATATATTTCTCTTTTGGCGTTCGTTTTCATAACTCTGATGTTTTTAAATTGTTATTATTTAAGCCCACCATCAGGGGTGATGGTGGGCAATGTTGCTTTTACTTAGCCATAGCGTTTAACTCCTTCTTGATACGTCTTGCGACATCCCCTCTCCACGATGATGCGTTTGCGAGGAAATAAAGCACGATGCTCTTGCCACTATCCCAACCATAGTTGTCGTCGATGCTATCAAGGCAAGCCATTGCTTGCAAGTATGGGACAGCACCGAAATACGGCTTCTTCCAGTCCTTCTTAATTTCGGCTGCAATAACACTCAGTGAACGGCTCTCGGTAGATGATTTTTTTGTTGCCATAATGATAAAGTTTTTTAGGCTACCCTTGGACTATCCGTGGGTTTCTGGGTGCAAAGGTACAACGACTTTTTCTAACTACCAAATTTTTTAAGGATTTTTAAGAAAAAAGTTTTCCCGGCATCCCCGGACACTCCGGGACAGGGCACAGGCATCCCCGAACAGACACCAGGCTTGTCACACCATCCGGGACAGGGCACAGGCATCCGGGACACCCCGGACAGGGATCATGATCCGGGGATATGCGTATGTGTATATATAATACCTGTGCATACGCCACACGCCCGGATTAATCCTGTACGCCTGTTATAACGCTCCCTGTGCCCCTGTACGCCTGTACCCTTACTACGTGCCCACCTGTTATACATTAACGCCTGTACAGGCACATATATACGTCCCTGTGGGGATCATGATCCCTGTACACCTGTATGGTGTTATATAATATGCGAGAGGATAACCGGATATGTTTTATCTGTGCCCAGATAACATTGTGTATGGCATAAAAATCCTTGGTCATAGACGTGCTACGCATAATAAAAGCCCGTGTGAGTTATCACAACTGACACGGGCGAACCTATGTATAATATGGCTAAAAAATCATCATCAAAGTCTGCTTGTACTTATTTCAGTCCACCACTTCAACGTGAATGATACTGGATTTCTTGACAAGTTCGGTAGGTGGCACTTCTGCTTCGCTATATCCCTTCTTGCCTACCTTGCCCGTTGAGATTCTAACGAGTTCCGGTGAGTGTATCTCATAGACCGTCCACGTTCTGTTAAGGTCACGCGCATCATCATCGGGGTCAGCCCAAAGGACTTCATCCCCTTCTTTCAGTTCATCGCCTAACATATCTGTGAGGGTGCAATACTCATAGAGAGTAATAACGTCCTTACTGGCGGTCAACAGATAGGACATATCGTCATAGACGATGCGTTCATCGAGAACGTTTGCACTATCCAACACGTCTTCGTAGGTCTGGGCATCACGGTCTGAATCACCCCAAAAGGATTCTGTTAATAACTCACTAACCACGCCCTTTGCGTCACCCTTCTTGATGGCGTTCATCAGTCCATCAAAGAACTCACCGTTTTCTTCAAGATTCTCAATGCTTGCAATCTGTTTCAAATACCTTTCCATACTTCTTATTGCTTTAATTGTTATTTAAATGCCCACCACCGCCTTAGTGGTGGGCTTGTCTGCTTAGAGGTCAATGGCGAGGTAGTTGCCGCCCCTCTGCCCCGTTCTGCGGTTATACACGTCCTCGATACGGGCATTGGTGAATCCGTGTTTCCGGCAATACTCTGCCAAGTCCTCTGCGTAGTTCCGGCAATAGCCCGTAGTCCATACTTGAATGTGCTTTGCACCATTCTTAATCTGGTTCTCGATAGCATCGATGTGACACTTGTTAGGCTCAAACTCCTTTGTGTACTGTTTTGCTTGTTCTGCGGTAATCATATCTCTAAATGTTTTGTTAGGTTGTACCCTCGGACTATCCTTGGGTTTCTGGGTGCAAAGGTACAACAAAAAATTGGAACTACCAAGAAATAGCCCCAATTTTTAATAACTTTTAACGGATCATGATCACGCCCTTATCACCAACATCTTGGTGTAAGACCCTGGATGCCAGGGTTTCCACAGAATCCTGGTTACTGAAAAGCCTTCATTCCTAAGGAACTCAGATAGGTTGTTAGCTGTAGCATCGCAGTCGTTCGGGCACATAAACTCAGACACGCCTTTCTTTCTGATGTCGTTGCAGATGTCCTCTAGATACTTCGAATACTTCTCCTTCAACGAGGTTTCTCTCTCCTTTCTCAATTGTGTTGCTAAATTTTCCATACGTCTGTTATTATTTAATTGTTATTGTATTGAATCCTGCCACCCTGCGGAGGTGGCAGGACTGATAGTTAACTCCAGTGGAAGCAAATGGTGTCATTGTACTCCCCATTGTGGCGAATCTCACCAAACCAAATGGTGTATTTCTCTTCGGGATACTCACGCCTAAAAGCATCGTATGCGCTGTTGCCGTAGCAGTCTGTGACTGGCACGATAGCCCAAATAGCCTTTAGGTATTTCTCCTCCTTGGTAAAGTCCTCACGCTCTAACCAATCGTTGCGCAGGGCGAAGAGGTAGTCCTGCCCACAATACTCCTCGGCAGTCCAGTTGCGGACATACTTGGCATAGCCCTTGCCCTTCTCAAGGTAGCCAACCATAGTCTGACCATCTGACTCGGACACGTATTCATCAAGACCGACACCATACTTCTCTGAGAAACCCTCGGCATCTGCCTTTGCCATCACCTCTGCCAACTCCCACTTGTATGGGCGATACGTGCAGCCTACCTCAACGTGGGCTACCTCATCTGGCGTCTCGTTATAGTAGTTGACATACCACTCACACTTGGGCAGATGAGCCTTGAGATAGTTGAGGATTGGCTCGACCTCTTTCATAGCCTTCTCCTCCTGCCTATCCTGCTCCTTCCTGCGGAGTTCACACTTAAGGGCGTTGACCACGTTTTCGGGAACTTCGATACCCTTCTCCTCGAAGCAGGACAGAGCCAACTGATACCAATAGGCATCCTCCTGCTGTGCAGCGTACATTGGGTCTTCTGCCCTCATCTGCATTTCTTCACACCAAGCCTCTTCCTCTTCGTACTGGTCACGAACGTACTCAATACCCATTGGCTCACCATACTCGTTTGTTACTACTTGATTCATATTTCCGATGTTTGTTAAGTTGTACCCTCAGACTGCCTTCGGGTTTCTGGGTGCAAAGATAATACAAAAAATTGGAACAACAATGGATTGCCCCAATTTTTTATATTTTTTTAAGAAATGCCCTTATAGTGTATATACATCTTCTCTCACATGGTCTAACTCATACTTAATTGTCTCTCCCATAAGTTTTGCAGCACGTTTGCAGTCCTTTACGTCCTCCCATTTGCAACCAGTGGTAGTACGATAGCACCAATCACCATGATACCAATCCACGTTGTAGATTTTGGTCTTTACTACCTTTCTTCTTCTCATAACTCTTACTTATTAGGTGTAACATCAATCCAGCCTATCACCCTGCCATCGTAATAACTTGTAATGGCTTTCAGTTGCCTGCCGTTCTCGGTCTTATATTTTCTCCTTGCCATAGTTCTTAATATTTAATATTGATTTCGGTTGCGAAGTTAGGGATAATATCTGACATAGCCAAGCATTACCCCTAACTTTTAATATTTTTTATGCACCAAACTTATAATCTCCTTTGGCTTTTCCCGATGGTGTGGTTATAGTAAAGTGCAACTTAGTACCTCTGCATCCGTACCATTCGGATTCCATATGCATAGCACAACGATAATCTTCTTCATCCCCGTGACTGAAATATTCGTCTATTGCCACTTTTAAGGCATCCTTAGACGTTTTCTTGGTACGAATGGTATCAATGATAGCCTTGCACTTATTAGGCTCATAGCAGAGGTAGGAATAACGTCCGCTATCACTCCACGCACTTCTCTTACCACAGACACGAACGTGAAACACGTCTGTACCTTCGATGGTCTTGTTGGTATATCTCTGTATCAACTTAGCCAATGTGGTGAACTCCTTGCAAGGCGCAGCATATATTTCAATGCGTCTGAAAATAGTCTGTTTGGGTGTCCAATAACCATCGCCATAGGTGTCTGCAAACACCTGACCTCTCACCTTGGATTCTTCAAGTGCCTTACGGAGCATATAGACAAACTGCTCGTCTGTAATCTCCTTGTCTGTGAAGGTGTAGATAACCTTATCCCGATACTCACCAATCTCGATGTCGGTGTGTGCCCATTTGCTATTGCGACCAAAGCCACTTGACCAACTTGTAATCTCGATAGGTAACTCGATGTGTGTCTTGTCACCCATCTGTTTGCTCTGTTCCTTGATGAACTTAGCCATCACGGAAACTAACTTCTCTCTTGTAATAGTCTTTTTTTCCATAACTCTAAATGTTTAATTGTTTAACGAGTGCAAAGGTAAGCATAATATTTCATACTACCAAACATTTTAAGGATTTTTTAGAAAAAAAAGTGGTCGGCTATTCTCACGAACCGCCAACCTGCGAAGAATATGAATAAAAACCTAAAACCTTTATATATGACAAAAACCTAAAAACATCACTCTGTTTCACGGGTGCAAAATTAGGTATTATATTTCTAACTACCAAATATTTTAATAACTTTTAAGAAAAAAGCCTGCTGCCGGACGTTGGCAGCAGGACTGGACTAACCTTATATATACTTTGAAAGCAGAAGCATTGCCCTCTCGTTGTTGCGCAACTTGATAATTGCCAGTTGTGCCATCTGCCTTACTCTCTCGTCACTCACCCCTAACTTTTCTGCAATCTCCCACTTTGCCAATGCAGGCGTGCCGATTCCATACATCACGCAGATGATAGTCACCTCCTTTGCCTTTAACACACTATTGAGGACACGTAGAATGTCGGTGGTCAGGCTCTCACTTGCGAATGATTCTGCGTCAGTTGACGTGCAAAGAACGTCACCCAGTGTTGTATCTCCGTCATCAGTAGTGGGAGCATCAAGGCTTACGTGGCTATTTGGTGCGCCCTTGTGACGATTAGTGACGATACGGCTATCTCTTGTCAGCGCATCAAGAATGTGTGCCTTAATGTAGTTGACTGCGTAGCTGATGAATTTAAAGCCATAGGTGGCATCAAAGGTTTCTGCGGCTTCAATAAGTCCCATATTACCCTCATTAATAAGGTCAAGCAGGGAAAGACTGCCCTTGCAATAGTCATACTGCTTTGCCACACTCACCACAAAACCAAGGTTGGCGTTTACTAACTTGTCCTTCGCTGCCTTGTCGCCCTTCTGAATGAGACCTGCCAACTCAACTTCTTCATCAATGGTAAGTGGCTTGAAATTGCTAATCATTGCCAGATACTTTGCAAGTTCCGTTGTTCTCCCTACTGCAACTGCGTTTTGTCTGCCGCATTTCGTTGCTTCTAACTGATGTTTCATAATTCTTATAAATCTAAAAGTTTTGACCTTACCCACTACCAACGTGTGGGATTCGGGGGCAAAGGTACGACATCTTTCTGAAACTACCAAATTTTTTAAGGATTTTTAAGAAAAAAGTTTTTTCCCTGCTGCCCGGAGCATCCCGGATCATGATCCCGGTTATCCCGGAGGCACGCTAGGCTTGTACAGGAGACACGAGAAACGCTTCACCTGTGTAGTTGTCCACCTGTGAAGCGTTCGAGTCCAAGGAGAGGGGAATCACTCCCCCTCCCTGTCATAACAATGGTCATAGTCGTGGCGCACGTCATTGTAGGTCTCCGCGTCCTCGACCAACTCGATTTCGCTGAACTCCACACCCTTGTCCAGTGCATCAACTGAGAACAGTGGCATACTCTCAAACTTACTTCTCACTTCCTGCATAGTCTCACCCTCGATGTAGATGTCTGCACTAAATTTAATCCTTACTTCCATAATGCTATTAATATTAAAGTGAAATACACAATGACCTTACGCCTGCACGATTGTAAGTGGCATAAACTCTCAGCCCCTCACTCTCAGCCCATTCCTTGATAGGATTCCAATAGCGGTTGGGAACTGCAAAGTTCTCGTCAATCCTGCTAATGTGCTTGTCGCAGATGATGCGATACTCACCACGATACTTGATGTTGTTGACAACACTCTCTTTCAGCCAAGGCATTTCCTTGTGAATGTTAGGCTGCTCTGCTCTTAATTGTTCTGCTAAACTCATATCTCTAATGTTTAATATTGTTGTTTACGGGTGCAAAGATAGGTATAATTTCTGAAACCACCAAAGAAAAATGAAAAAACTTACAGGATAATATAACTTTTTAACACTTGATGCATAAAAAAGGGTGAGGATCATGATCCCCACCCACCGTCAAAACATCTTGAAATATGGAAGAATAGAATCAGTTGTCTTCTTAAAACTCCGGGTCATTTCACAACGTGCCGGAGAATAAAATGAAAAATGATAACAAAATATGTGGAGAAGCGAGGATTCGAACCTCCTTTCTGTGCGCTAGCTGGTCTCACTAGTTTACAGGGTCTTTGCCGGGTATATCCAGCGGCTCGTCCAAAACAGAGCGAGTGTCTCCCCCAATATTGTACTATCGGCGCATCCTCAGCCCGACCTTAGCGTTCTTGATTCCCTTCATATCCACCTCGAAACATACACAGCCGTTCAGCCAATCGATTGGGCTTTTGCTGTCAAGTGTGATAAAGTGGTTCTCTGGGATAGTGTATTCACCCTTCACCTCGTCGTTGACGACGAATTCAATCGTGCTACCTTCCGGGCTGCTCTTGAAGAGCCTGTATACCTGCGCACGCAGTCTTGCTAACTTTGTATTATCCATAACTCTTTTATCGTTTATCTTTTCTAGGTGTAAAGTTAGGAGAAAGTTTTGAATTATCAAAGAAATCCCCTAACTTTTAACAATCATTCACTATCCGTTGTTATTCTCCTTAGTTTTACTTATTAATGAATCCAAAGTCCAACCACAGATTGACACAAAGAAATCGTTATGATTCTCACAGGTCAATGCTGACACTAACAGATGCCGACCTTTCTTGTCGTAGGTTTCATCATCTGAATTAATCTCATTCATCAAGGTCTCACAAAAAACCTCGAAAAACTCACTTGATTCGTTATCAAGTATCATCTTGATTTCATCTTTCGTCATAGCTATTATAGTTTAAAATTCAAAGCAATAGTTTCCACAGGGCGTATCTTCTGTTATCTCGCCATAGTGCAGGGTGTAGTCAGCAGGATTACCATCAAAGTAGTTGTTAATAATCTCCACAACCTCTTCATCGGTATGGTCACCGATATACTGCTTTACCTCACTCTCGATGTTGCTAATGTAGTTCTCGTCCTCCTGTAGGTTCTTGATAAACTCTTCCAGTGGGATGATGCAGAAGGTAAACTCGACATTGCGCCAGTAGCCCTCGCCCTCGTCGGTGTCGCTCTCATACAGGTAGCCGCCAATGTGAATCTGCTTCTTACCTGTGTAGTCCTCTTCGATGGAGAAAAACTCCAGTTCCTTTGGTTCAGTAACTCTTTCAAACTTTTCCATAATTCCTAATGTTTAAATTGTTATTTGTCTTATGACTCTGCAAAGGTACAAAAAAAGATTGAAACTACCAATAGATAGCCCAATCTTTTATATATTCTTAACACATCACCAGCCATATACCTTTGCAACGTAGGGACGCAAGGAGCGTGTAGCCTTTCTGAACTGCTCTTCTGTCATACCGTCATAGGCGATAGCATCTACCAGTCTCTTTGCCTGTTCCCTGTCCTTTGCTACCCTGTACAGGTAGTAGTTAGTGCCGTCGTGGTGACTGGCTCTACACCTTACATTATACCTGTCGCAATACCAATCAAGGTAGTCACAATCAGAATGGAGAATCCTGTTGACGTTATCGCCGATAACAGCACCGCCTTGATGCTCGCCATCCCACAAGCCAAGTTCGGCAAAGGCAACGATGATACCATCTACCTTGACATTGAGATTAACACGTTCATCATCCAGATTATTGTCACAGTCCTCAGCATAACGCTCGTAGTTGATTTCGATACCCTCTTCCTCTCTCGATGCCTCGTCGGGATAGTCGATAAGCATACAGCGTTCCCACTCTTGATAATCGTCATTAGTCCAGATTACCCTGTGATTAGCGTCGATGTAGCTGTCACTCGTGACAGGTTTTGCACCAATCATCCCAAACTGCCGTTTAACAACTTCCACGTCTGTGGTGTTGAAACTTGCACTCTCCATCTTCACCAGATGACACTTGTTGGGAGATACGCTCGTGTCCCACTCGAACTTGTAAAGGATGCCCCTCAGTCCGTTACCAGATTTCTTCACTTTCAGAAGCCTGTCTGCTTTTCTAAATCTTTCCATAACTCGAAATGTTTAATGTTGTACCTTTGGACTGTCCGCAGGTTTCTGGGTGCAAAATTAGACATAAAAATTGAGACTACCAAGAGATAGCCTCAACTTTTAATATATTTTAACCAAATACAAACATTGCCGGATCATGATCCCTGCCGGATTCTCTGGGAACGGTCATAACGCTTGTTATAGTTCCTAAAGGATTTCTTTAACTCGTGCAGGGCTGTCTGACAGGCTCGTACCTTTGCCCTGCCTACAGCTAACTGCCCGGACAGGTCAGCTACCACGCCATCCTTCTCCGGGTTGTCCCACAGGGGCGTAATCTGGTCTCGAAGTGATTTGTTACTTGCCTCCTGTTCCTTGAGGCTCTGGCGAATCGCTATTGTAGCAGCGGCGACCCCACGCATCTTTTCTAAATTCTTGTTCATAACGTTATAGTTTAAATATTAATAACAGCAATCTACCTTGCACCAGTTCAACATTGTGTCACTACAATCCCCAGAAGCAGCCCCATCAGCGTGAAAGGTAAACTCATTGGGCTTTGTATCATCTACTATAGTTTCCTGTACGTTACACGCGCCAAACTTATCCTCGTAGTCAAAGTAATGCTTGGCTTCGTCATACGTCATCTGTGCCAGTGCAGGCACATCGTAATACATATCATTGATGCTTGCGTGCAAAATCTTAATCCTCGCCATATATGTGTGTATTTTTAAATTATACGTGACCTGTACTTTTTTAAGTCCTACTTATTCAGTGCTTTCAGTTCATCCAGATGCAGGTTAATATAGCGTTTTAACGCTTCCAGAGACCTGCAAGTGCTTTCCTCCACCTTCATATTACGTCTGGACTTACCACGCTTCACGGTGACATAATAGACACCATACCAGCCATTACCAATCATACAACCATACTGCCAGACATCGATACTCTCGTATTTGCCGCAGTAGTGCTTTTTGTCCTCATTGAAAAATATTCCCATAACTCTTATTGTTTAAATGATTTCGGGTGCAAAGATAGACAAAAAGATTGGAACTACCAACAGATAGCCCAATCTTTTAACCATTATTAATAGTCCAACTTGAAGAAACCGCTAATCTTCTTGAAGCCTGCTATCTCGTCTTCATTGTTGGTAAGACCAATCCTGTCGAAAGCCCACGAGCCTACACGCTCGTCTGTGTCGATGCTATAGTCACCAAGACCACGCCCATTGCCAGAGCAGGTGAGCAGGGGAAGCGGATGCACTTGATACTCGTCGGTGCTATCGTCGAACTCTGGAACGATGCAATACTGCTTCTTCGAGTAGTTCACCAGATACTCGTAGTAGGGGATTGTCTCGTAGGGATTCCACTTCTTTCCCTCTACCCATTCCGGCATAGCAGGGATAGAATCCTTCAATGCAAGATAAACCTTTGACTTGTTGCTGTTGGTCGGGCTGTCGTAGTCCTCATACAGGAAAAGACTTGCATCACGGTAGATGTCATGCTCTCCTGTCTTAGTTGTAACAGGGTCGGCGTAGTCACCACACCACACGAACGGATGCCCCTTGAACTCTCCGGCTAACAGAAACTCCACAGAACGGACAAAGGAGTTGCCGATATAGGAGTGTTCCATCAACTTCGCACCGTTGCCTGCAAAATCATAGCACTTTAATGATACCAACACTGGATTCTTGGCTGTCTTCCAGTTCTTCTTTAATACACACGGATTGTAATACTGTCCCATAATCTAAACTATTTAAATTGTTAATACTACCAAACTTTCTCAATGTACGCCTCTGCTGCCACAAGGTTTGCCCGGTTGCCGTTCAGCCTGTCTTCATCATCGTGGTGGTATTCTACCCTTTTGTAGGCAGGTATGTCAAACTCATTTGCAACCATAGCGGTGTCGCCGTTCTTCGTGTAGATATAGATTCGCAGGTGCGAATAGCAGTTGTCGTTCTCCGACACAATCTTAAACTTATCGCCCTTGTCATTGATAACCGTCTCTGACGAATACTTAGGTGCTTCGTTCTTAACCAATGTCTTAATTATCTTTCCCATAATCCTGTATGTTTTATTTGTTTAGAATTTTATCCGATAATGAGAGGCACACATCACACATATTGCTCATAGTGACAGAAATGTGTCCTAATAGTCTTTCATCACTTGACCACTTTTCCACCTCCACACAGATAGCAAAAGCGTCTAACTTGTGGCGTAACAGGTGTGTTACCTGTGACCACGTTTGAATGTTCCTAACCACCTCGATGTCCGGGGTGTAGTGTGGATTCCGTTTAATTACTGCTGTATATACCATAACTTTAATTGTTGTTGTTTCTGGGTGCAAAGTTAGACATAATTTCTGATACTACCAAATAAAATGAGAAAAAAAACCCCGGCGTTAGTGTTTTTTAACACTTCAGCCGGGGCATCAACAACTAAACTTTAAGATATGGAATCAAATGCAACGTTCAACGATGTCTCGGAACGTTAGGGGATAACCGGGCTTCCGGGCAATGAACTCTGTCACCATCTTGTCAAACTTCTGCTCAACAAAGGTCTCCAGAATCTCTTCCACGGTAGCCTTGAATTCGTGATACGGCAGGTCAACCACAGGATTACGCTTTCCGCGCAGTTCCTGGATGACTAATCTGTCCTTGATGTGCAGCCCACCAAACTTCTGTGAGAGAATCTTCTCCACAATGTCTAATACACCGCCATTTTCATTCAGAAATGCCCTACACAATTGGTAGTTCATAATGAGGTCAGCCTTTGGCTTGAATACCTCGTAAATCTTTGCATACTTCATAATGATATAGTTTTATTATAATTATCACGCATACACAGGCGAGACTTATTTAAGTCCCATTGCCTTGTTATACCTTATCTGGGCACGCATAAGGTTCTCCAGTTCCTTTGCCTTATCTGGTATTTGCTTAATCTGCCACTCGAAATAGGCTTTAATTCCTTCATAGAGGAATATCAAATCAGTTGTGGTCAGTTTATCCAACTCCACCTTGCAATCGTCCCACTCGTCAAATCTGTAGAATCTCCGGCACAGGGGAAGACGCTGAACGTCGTGGACTTCTGTGTCACCCTCGTATCTCCGTCTGATGAAGCACTTGCTGCCCAGATACACATACTTCTTGGTGATTGATACTACAGGTCTGTCCTCGCCTATTGCAATACGAGTATAGTATTTGCTGTGAATCTCCATCTTACTGCCTACAAGGGTTCTGATGTAGTTAATCATTTCCTGTCTATCCATAGTCTTAAAGAAATTCAATTGTTACACGTTCTGTTATCTGTGGGAATGTCTTGCAGATGATTCGCTTATGCCAAGGCGTAAGCAGGAAATACTGACTGAACTTAAAGAGGGCAAGATCATGCCGGAGGTCACTGACTTCGCCCATAAACAGGGTGAGAGCCTTAAACTCTGCCTCGTTGAGAGACATGACGGCAACATGAGGGTCACCATAACTGCCGCCAATGCAACTGCCGTCTGGAAACTCGTAATGGAACGAGTTCTGGTCTGTGATTTTTACCTTATACCTTTTCATATCTCTTATTGTTTAATTGCGCTGCAAAGTTAGGAATAATATTTGATATAACCAAGAGAATTACAATATTTAACATTTGTGGCTCTGATGGGACTCGAACCCACACGCCCATTACTGAACCTCAGTTTTTAAGACTGATGCGTACTACCTGTTTCGCCACAGAGCCGGGAATAAAAAAAACCCCTCCAAAGTTATCTTCTCAGACTACTTTGGAGGGTAAAACAATCTTTTGTTAACCTTTTATCTAATACCATGAAAAACACATTCCTGTCGCTATATGGCATAACTCTGGAACACGTATCGTTCCTTGGATTCACGCCACGTCACAACGCCCTCCACCTTGTAGTCGTCATATAACAATGATAACTTGTCGTGCAGGTCGTCAATCTTCTCTACCTTAACTTCCGGGACACAGGGCATAAAGTGTACGCTGTCACTACCCTTGACCAGGACGTTGAGAGTATTCTTCACACACTCGCTGTCTCTGGACATAAACACACAATTCTTGAACCCGGTGTTAATGCTGTTAGCTATTGCTTCATTTACTTTCATATAATATAAATATGATTTTGTTGCAAAGATATATATTTTTTCCCAGAAAAACAAATTTTCGGAGGATTTTTTTTCAATCCTCCTCCAATTCTTTCAGATGCTTCAATCTTTCACCTCTTTTCTCGTCGAGGATCATGATCACCACACATAACAGGAGAAACCCTAAGAATAATCCACTCATAGCACTACATATTTTCGTAAACCGCCTTTTCCAAGCCCTCTGTGATATAACGCTCGTAGAATTCCTTGTATTCCTCACAACGGCAAGCATACAGGATAACGAATGGGACAAAATCTTCGAGATTATCTAAGAGAATCTGAGAGACATTATCAACAGGCTGCATACCTGTGTCCTGTTCTCCGTCAAACGTAAACATACCATCGGGGAACTTTGTCGGGTTGTTGGTCACGAACGTGATGCCGTGAGCAGACATCATATTATTATCCACGAGGTATTTCAAATCAGATTGATTATGAATCTGGAAGATGTAGCCTGTGCCGCCACATTCATCATCACGATACCTGTTATAGGCATTCAGCACGATTCTCCTGCCAGAGCCTACCCGGAAATCATCTTTCACACTCTCCGTAACGAACTTGATGATTAAACCAATCAGTTCATCCGGCTTTGTCCTTACAACTTGTACGTTTACTCTTTTTGTCATAATCTTATATGTTTAATTGTTTCACGCTGCGAAATTAGGCAAAAAGATTGAGACTGCAAAGAAACAGCCCCAATCTTTAACAATTATTAATAATTTAGATATGGAAGTCCACGCTATATACGAATGAATCAGCCGGGAGATTGGCTAACAGGTCTGTAACCTCTTTATGCCAGTCCTGTGGGTCTTTCTCGTTGGAAGTGCAAGCCCACCAGCCCATTTCGGCTCTCTCACGCCACACGCCATCGATTACGAGGCAGAAGGGAAGGTTATCCTTATTATCGTAGTGCCACTCGAAACCGTCTTTCAGTTCCTTGCAGGGATTGCCCCAGAAGTCAGTGCCATCCACGTAAGCATCCTCCGGGTATGGCTCGAAATCAATCTCACCAAGTTTGCACATATCAACAAACTCACCGTCCTTGGTCTTGATGCCCTTACCCCAACGACCACCAACGCTATACCAGTCCCACTTTGAATCCGGGTTATAGGTGCTGTAATAGCCCCACACGCCGTTTTCATCTACACGCCATTGGCTTCCGTTCCAGTCCTCGCCTTTCTCCTTATATAGAGCAGGGAACGAGGCAAACTCATTCGGGTAACCAACCTTGAAGTAATCTACGAACCTATCCTTATTCTTGGATATAAGGAAATTGAGATACCTGTCAGCCACGTAGTCATCAGTGCCTGTGCATTGGGGATGGTCAGCCTTGAACTGCTTCTTGGTGACAAACCCCTTCTTCCTTCTCATAAACCCTATGAAACCCTTCTTGAAGTTGTTATAGCCCTCTCTAATGTGAGGCTCTGCCTCATTACCAAGAGCATAATACTCCAGAAACTCGATAATCTCGAAGTCAGAGACATCACGCTTGCGAGACTCTTCCACCTCCTTGTTCTCATCATACTGGGCAAGACTATCGTCCATACCGTTTGATTTCGCATACTCTGGTGTTAACACCACTAAACCTACAAAATGTGACATAATTCCTAAATGTTTAAATTGTTAATGTTGATACTCACTTTGTCTTTCGACGGCGCAAAGTTAGGCATTTCCTGTGAATTAACAAAGAAAATGCACTAACTTTTAACGTTTTTTATACTAAATCCTCGAAATCTACCGCTACAGGTGTATCTTCACCCTCCGGGAAGTATTCAGTATCTGTTATAAAGTCCCACGAGTAATCACCCTCAAAGGTGTAATTATCGTCAATGTAAGCCTGTTCACTACCACCATACTGCTCCAGTGCCTCGTCTGACACATCCTCGATAAACAGGGTGTGGTCGGCATGATCTATTATTACCAGTCTCTCCATAGTCTTATTGCTCTATCGGTTCCCACTTGATACCTTTACTACGATTATACCAAGTATTATCTGGGTCGTTCCCATTTTCAAAACCATCAATAGTAAGCCATTCATCAACGGAAAAGAACTCTCCATTAAAATTGATACAAACATCATAAACGTGACCTCCATAAGTGAATCTCGCACTGAATAAAACAGTACCATCAACAGTGCCATCTTTCATAGTTGCAACCTCATCTTCTGGGATTCCCTCAAAGTAATACTTGTTGAGATAGATGTCGATGTTATCATCAAAATCCGTACCCTTAATCGTGATATGGATGCCGTTCTTGGGTGATACAAGCCCTACATACTTCTGGTTGACCAGTGTACGGGTGTAAACACTCTTTGCCTCGTAATCCCCGTAGAAAGGATTGTTCTTGACCTTAGTGGTTTCTTCCACTCTCAAAATACCTATTACCATAATGCTTATTGTTTAAGTTGTTAAAACACTATCACCTCACCAATGGGCTGATGAAACTCCCCAAGCCAATCCTCCAGCGTATAGACATCGGCATCTTCTTCAATGGCTCGTGCCATATACTCGATATACTCTGTGTCTGGCTCTGGCTCGTTCTCGGCTTCTTCAAGCCAATCTTCCACCATATCAGCATCTGCTTCTTCGAGAGTATAATTGCCAAACCTGCGGCTGAAATCGCCCTCCAGAATCTTAATGGCAATGTCGTTCTGTTCACTTGTCACTCCAAGAGTGACCACCTCTGTGCCATCTGAAAGCACATTCTTGAAATTGTTAAACTCTGTATTCATAACTCCAATATTTAAATGTTTGACGGGTGCAAAGATAGACATTTATTTTCAATTATCAAAGAAAATAACGAAAAACTTGCAGGATAACAGGTTTTTTTAACAATTGGCAACAACCCGGATCATGATCCGGGCAGTACTAATATAATGTGGGAGCATACCAAATAGTATACTCCCACCTCAACCTAACAATTTCATTATGGAAAACATAGGTGTCATCACGACACATTGTGCCCCTTACAGGATTCGAACCTGTGACCCCTTGCTATCGCAAGTACTCTAACCAGACTGAGCTAAATGGGGTGTATGGGCTACAGGACACGTAGCCCAGTTTTTTTTGCCTGTAACATTCCGCTGAAATCGATTTGATAAGTTACGACTGAAAATTGGAAATTCAGATTTTGTTGTTATATGCGGGTCGTGTCACAGGTCTTTCGACTTATGTAATATATGCTACTTATATCCCCTATTTAGGGCGGGGGACGCTCTTTCTCTTTCTTCATTGTTCTTTACTCTTTAATTGGTTAAACACAATTCTGCGCACCTTCCGTTAGCGCAGGGGAGTGATGCGGTACAGCTGCGTCTTTGAGCCATCCGGGTTCTCCCTAACTTTGCTCGGTGTAGCCACCACTCTCAGATTCCGGGTGACGTTGAGCAGTTTCTTTTTTCCACTCATAAGGTCTCTGTATTAAAGTTGTTAGTCTCTTTGTGCAAAGATATATAACTTTTTCGAGAAAACCAAATTTATGGTGATATTTTTTTTTCAGCAGTAGTCAGCCTGGTCGTTTAGAAACTCCACTGCCTCCTGTTCTGTCTCTATCATTGCATCAAGCCTGTCATCATCGATGTTACCTTTCTCGTCCATAAACTCTGACAGGTGAACACCTTTCATATTGGTGATGTAATCTCCGCACTCGTCGTACAAGTCCATTCCAGACAATGTATCTATGGCTTTATAGCCCAAGTCAGTTGTATGCTCCATAATCTATTTCCTTTGGAAAGGGCTGGGTGGCAGGACAATCTGCCGCTTATGGTGACGTATCACACTGCTCCGCTGTCCGTCGCACCCACTGCCCTATTGGTTGTTACTTCATCACTGGCATTGCCTTAAAGCCTCGTTTCTCGTAATTCCGCGTCAGTGGCTTGTAAACCCAACCGCCACGAGCCTCGTCAAACAGGTAGGCATATTCAGACCATCCAAAGGGCTTCAAAGCCTCTTTCTGGGTATTTCCCTGCGTTGGTCTAAGGTAACTCCACTTCTCGCCCTGTCTATTGCCGTAGTGACGGACATAGCGGCTATCAAGAGCACTGACCGCGCCACCAATCACGAGATTGAGGACTGAATCGTAATCAAGGAACTTCTCCTTTAACACTGCACCGACACCAGAGGGATAACCATCCCAATGGCAGTAGATAGCCAGATACTGCTCGTTAATCACTACGGGCTTGCACAGGTTCTTGCCACCCTCTTTGCGCCAGACCTTGCCAGTGGTAGGGTCTTTGCAATCCCAATTGTCGAGGGGGATAGGCAGCAGAGCCTCATTAAACTTCATTTCTTTACCGATGTCCTCTTTGCGGACTTTAACGATAATGCAACTTCTTGTACTCATATCTTTTGTTGTTTAAATTGTTTGACGCTGCGAAGTTAGACATTTCCTGTGACATATCAAAGAAAATGCCTTATTTTTTAATTATTATTCACAATTCTATTATACCACTGACTATATTCTTCATCGCATTGTGATTTCAGAATGTTATAGTTCTCTGTAGTATCTGGATAGAAGTCATTTAAGTCATTCATGCGTAAACGAATCTTTACACCATCATTCTCAATGATAAGTTTATCTTCTGGCTCGTTCACAGAAAGTATTGTGCTTCTTGTAACAACATGATGGCACTGCATATCCAGACCAAGTGATAACGCCTTGCAAGGAAGCAAACATTTGACACCTTTGATTACTATTGTCTCCATAATCATATTATTTAATTGTTTAACGCTGCAAAGTTAGGAAAAAAATCTAATATACCAAAGAAAATCATAAAAAACTTATTGTCCTATATAACTTTTTAACACTTCACAACAAAAAACGGGCACAGGATCATGATCCTGCACCCTCCAGTAACAATAAAAACAATAAAAAACTAAAACTATGAAGAACTAACCCTGTCTGAGTATCTGACTTTCACGTTCATTACCAATGGTGAACTCCCGGATGTCTGCATCCTCAGCAATGTTCCTTGCATTCTCCAGAGCCTCGCCCTCATCATTGCCTGTCACTTCCACAATGATGGAGGCATTGTAATTAAGTTGAATAGTGTATTTCCTTGCCATAATGAATTTGGATTAATGTGTGTTCGTACCTGTATCTTACTTAGCTGGAATCTCTACGCCGTCCCTGTAGACCGTAGCAAACGTTATAAGGACGTGTAGAACGCTTATCTCGCCAACGTTGTTGATTCCACTTACATACTCCATAATAGCGTCTGAGAACTCCTTAGAATCCTTCACAGCCTTCATCTGGGGATATGTCATTTCTAACCTGTGTCCCCGGTAATCCGGGCAGACAGCATAGCCATCATAAATGTCAAACTGGATAGGTTTCTTATAACCCTCCACGTTTAGTTTCTCCGTGCAAACCTTTTTGCCGTAGAACTTCTCAAAGATTTTACTTTCGTCTTTCTCCATTGTCGTTTTCCTGTTTAATGTTCAATTTTCTGCAAAGATATATAAAAAAAATGAGAATCACAAATAAAATTGCAATTCTCATCGTTAAAAATATTTAATACACTTACAATTATGGTCAGCCCCAACCCTCTAGGTCAACGTTCTGTACATCTACCACATCATCCCCGGCTGTCAACAGGTTGTCAAAGTCAATGTGGTCAACCACCGACGATTTAGATATATTACCAACAACGTCCACTTCCATAGTCAATACTACCTGTATAATCATATTATTATATATTTAAATTATTATTATATTATTATAAACTCTCATCAGTATCACCTGTATAGTCATTGGTCAGATACTCATATACTGCATCATAGACACTATCGATGCCTGCACAGGGCAGAACTCTCGTAAAGTCACTTGCCTCAACAACTTGGTACAGGTCACCAATGTCATCATCATCATTGGGATTCTGGGCAAGGTATTCCTCTGTGTCAACGTTCCAATTAATGTCAAACTCAATGCCGTTATCCCCGATAGAGACCTTTAACACTTCTGCCTCAACGTAGTCAATATCCCAATCAAACTGGGGAACACCAATGATATAAGCGTGCGGTGCTTGACTGCCTGCAAGGTCAACCACCTTCTTGTTGTGGTCAACCATAAGGGCGAATATCTCAGCGACAATGTTCTTATGTAAGAACTTAATGTCCTCGTAGAAATCTTTCTTCTTCTCCATAACTCCTGTGATTAAAGTATATCTGCTAAAATATCCATTGCCAAACTCTCATTGTCAATCTCGTCCAGAGACCTCTCATTGGTATCGTCCTCGTGCCTGTCGATAAAGGTGATGTCACCGAATCTGTTGATAATGGTAAAACGCTCTCCGACAAACTCTGTAGATGAACACTTCTCATAGAGTTTATTCATGATCCCTGCAATAGCATCACGAATGTTGGTAACAATCTCCATACAGGTTTCCTCTGCATCCTCAAACACGCCCATAAAGGCATCATACTCAGCGTCGGTTAAAACCTTGTTTCCTTCCTTGTAAAAATCTTTTCTTTCCATAACTTTTATTGTTTAAATTAATGTTGTTGTTTCTGGGTGCAAAGTTAGGAAAAATATTTGGACTGACCAAACTTTTTCCCAACTTTTTTTATCACAGGTCTAAAAAACCCAATCAATGTTTGGGTCATTGACCTTAATCACGAAAGGCGTATCTGGAACCCGGAACTTACGTTTCCCGTCCTGTTCATCAATATAGTAGTCAAGGGCTGTCTTATGGTAGTGCAAGCCCATAATGTGTCCGGCAGGGTCAAGGTAACGCATATCGTATTCGTTCGCATCCGTGATAGGGAATCCGTGAAAACTCTTTGGTAGTTTCGGGTCGAAGAACACTACAGCCACCTTGCCGCCCTCATTGAGGAATCTCTCGCACTCATTCCAGTTATATCCGTCATAACTGAAAGTAAGGTCGTAGTTAGGGTACTGCTGCATCAACTTGATACGCTTGTACACCTTGGTATAGTCATAGAATTGCACCTCCGGGAACAATTGCAACAGGTTAAGCCCTGTGTCCGGGTCAACAAACAACTCCGGGGATAAGTCACTGGTGCCATTGAGACGTACAGAAAAATCCATATTCTGTGCCTGTGCCTTTCGCTGCCACTTTCTGATTTCGTGAATCACAAGGCGCATAAAGGTAGGTCTATCGTTGTAGAACAGCCTGGTTTTCTTAATGCGGCTGATGTTAATAGGACTTTCCTTAACTCCGTGTGAAAGAATATCACGCTTATTGTGACCGCTTGCATTGAGACAGAAAGCCCGGCAGTGCTCTGACTTGGGACACACATTGATTCTGGAATCCTTATTGGTACGTCCTGCCATTGTAGCAGGTGCAAGGTAGATGCAGTACGTCATTGTGCCGTGCTGATAGGATTTCTTGGTCTTAGCACTCTGGGCTACATCACCAATATAACCAATGTGCAGGTCGTTTAAAACTCTCGAATAATAAAATTTCTGTTCCATAATGTAATGTATTAAAGGGTTGTTTGTCACTATTGACGGGTGCAAAGTTAGGCATTTATTTTCATACTACCAAACATTTTTCCAAAAAACTTATTGTCCTGTATAAAACTTTAACAGTTGTTCACAATTCTGGTCTAAATTCCACATTAGCCATCTGTGTACCGCAGTCGTGCCTGTCACAGATAATATTGTACCCGGATAACAGGTTTTCATCATACACGTTGAGGATCATGTTATCATCAATCCGCTCACCACACGCCGGACAGGTGATAACAAAGTCAGCGTAGTTATTAAGTGGGAAATAACTTACACCCATCTTAATTAACTCAGAAATAGCCTGTGAGCCGCAAACGACATCATAGATGGCTAATATACCATTAACGCCGTCGAAACTCTTCTGAAGGCGTAAAACACGTAGTCTGATAAGCATATTGATGATATTACCAATCACGCTGTCAGAAACGTAAACCCGGATCATGTATTTCTTCCTGTTCATTGCTGTATAATTTTATATTATCTTATTATTGAAGAAATGGATTCCCCACCTAAGCAGGGCAGGGAATCCGGAAGTATCTAATATGGCATCACGTACTGGTCGATAAAGTCTACCATAGCCTCATTCTGAGGGAAGAGTTGAGTGGTGTCCATAAGATGTGGCTTGTACATTTCATTTGCCAGCGAATAGAAGTCCCACACACTAACTTGTTTGTTGTGGGCGTTGAGAAGAAGCAACTGCTCGGTCAACTGGTTAATCTGGAAGTTGTTCAAGGGGTACGTTCCTTGAATACGAACGTCCTTTAGAGAGGAATCAATTGCCACACGAGTAGCTGTCAGCATTCCAATGAGCATAAAAATCTTTGCTGGTGGGATGATTGTAGCTTTCATTTGCGCAATCTTCTGGTCATCTTGGAATGTGATATTATGAATATCCGACATCCATTCACGCACCTTGTTCAACACATCTTGATAAGTAATTTTCTCCTTCAAACGACCACCACCACGAGAATAGGTCTGGAATGAACGCTCCTTACCAAGAATCGTCTGGTTGTGGCAGATGCGGACATTACGACCAATAGCCACTTGAATGCCCTGCTGGTGATAAGAAATGGCTATAGACTGGTCACTCTCACCATCGTCGAAACCATTGATGTGAATGGTGGTGTAAACTCGGCGAATCGTATATGACTGGACATTCATTCGTGCATCTGGGTCATCCAGTGTCTTTACGATGTCCTCGTTCAGACTAACACCGGGATACTGAGAACCGCCAGCCTTAGCTGCGAACATATCAAAAATAGTAGGTTCAAGTCCGGCTTCTCTCACAATGTCCATCACCTGTTCTACCAACTGGAAATGGTGAATGCCATGCATAGGCTGACCGCCGTTCAACTCCCTGTTGGTGCGCTTCAACTGCTCCAAGGTGATGTCTTGGGTCTTGAACTCTTCCCAACTCTTGAAGTGGTCTGGGTCATAGAGTGCAACAGCTGTTTCTTTTACAGCCTCAGCCATATTAGTGCTGTTGTTCATAACTTGGGGCATTTCGATGCCCTCGTTAAAATTAATACCTCCGAAAATGTTTGCTGCCATAATTGTAAGTTTTGTTAGGCTACCTTTGGACTATCCTCAGGTTTCTGGGTGCAAAATTAAGCATAATATTTTAATCCTCCAAGAAAAAAAGGAAAAAACTTACAGGACAATATAAACTTTTAACGGTTGTTTACACTTTGAAAGACATTTTCACTAAAAAATGGGCTTATCTTCACAGACAGCCCATTTCACAAACACTATTAATCCTAATACCTATGGAAACAAAAAACACACTCACGTTAATACTACACAATCAGACAGGTCTTCAACACCACATGATCTTATCTGATACTCATCGATGATGCCCTTCAACTCTGATCCTGGAGTTAGACCCTCCCAAGCCTGGTGGTACTCATTGCACTCATCATCACTGGACATCAAGACAGCCTTGCTGCCGTAGCCCTGTGCGCTCATAGAGAGGCACATTTGGGCTAACTGGTCAACGGTAATATATTTCATATTATATCCTCCTTTCTTTAATATGGGTAATCAATCTCCTTGAAATGGTCGATGATAGCCTTACTTGTCCGGGCAGCATACTGATTCCGGGGGTCGTACCAACCCTGTTCACAATTCTCAGCCAATACCTTGATATATTCGAGGCAGACGTGAAACATTTCGTTCTGGAGATACCTGTGCTCGGTAGCCATCTTCTCTGCCACCTTCTTCTTGCTGCTGCATCTGCCGTTCACAAAGTCACCGAACTGCCGGGCAAATAGTTCATCCTTGGTCTCACCAACCCGGAGGCACTGGTCACTCTTGAAGCGGTCTAAAATACGCTCCAACAGGATTACTGCTGCCTGTTCATCACCGCGCTCCTTGGCAGCGTTGTAAGAATCCAACAGGACATTGTTGCTGTACTGATACAGGTTAGTGCTGTCAATCACACTACCATTACTTAACTTAATCTCAATCTTTTCCATAACTCTTATTATTTAAATTGTTTATAATATGGGATGGTAGGTTAGTGCCTACCAATCCCGATACGTGTCCCATCACCCTTAATAAGGCAATCTGAGAGCATCATACAAATCCCTGCTAACAGGTCAGTAGATAACTCAGCATCATAAATATTCATACCATCAACACCTGTGCGCTTGTCCTCAAATAACAGGTCGCAATCGCCGTCACCATCATCGGTATAGTCCTCAATGGTAATAACAATGTGATGGTTCTCACCGCAGAACTTTACATCCACCTCCAGAGGGTACAGGTTTTCCGCAATCATATAAGAGCGAATCTCTTCCTCCATCTCACTCCGCAGGTTAAGAACATTCTCGTCTGCCTGTCTCAACTCATTTCTGATTTCATCTATATTCCTCATATCTTCCAACGTTTAGAGGGTTTTGTGCCACTATTGACGGGTGCAAAGATAGACATAATTTTTAAATCTACCAAAGAAATTAATAAAGATATAGATTTATTAACATTCTTTCACAAAAGACCACCAGGCTTCCGGGCTTCGACCAGACTCCCGGATTCTCCCGGCTTCCGGGATCATGATCCGGGCGCTGCCAGGCTTCCGGGATGTTCCCATATTATATAATAGGTGTAAAAAAAGATATGAAAAAAACCATAGAAATGTTTGGTTATTCCAAATATAATACCTAACTTTGCACCCGATAAGTTATGACACATAGAATTTTAAACAATGAGTAAGAGAGTATCGATGAGTAAACTAACAATTTATTCCTGTGGAACTGTATCTCTCACGACGATGGGTATCACCTTGGTCGTGGACGATGCCGGATGTCTGTCAGCTGAGATAGAGTAGGGCACATGATCCCCGGATGTGACGCGTGGTGCGTGGGCAATTCAGCTCACACACATATCATCGCACCCATACGTGAAATAAAATAATATAAGGCAGTTTGTACTTTTTTAAGTCTGTTATATAATATGAGAATAAAGATACCAAAGTTCATCTGGATCATGATCCAGACAGTAGTCAACATGTTCACCCGGCAGGAGTCAATTGAGTCACGACATAAGAGACTGGTCGCCACTGTCGTCCGGGAGACCCACGACAGCCTGGTCTTATTCCTTAAGCTATACCTGTGGGAGGAAAAGGCGGGGGTTCCACATCCACATACGGTTGAGGAGATATCCAAGGTCTTTAGGGTGAGACTACAGGACATCCAGGCTATCCTAGGTATACTGAGGATAAGATACCAGGCGATAGAAGACCTTGAAGAAGAACTAACTAAAGTATAGGCACGCGTGTACTTATTTAAGTCTTAACAATTAGGCATATGATAACAATATTAATGAGTACCGCCCTAGCTAGGGCAAGGAGGGAGAAGATGGAAGCCCAGAGAATGACAGAGAAACAGATAGACTCACAGGTCTTCAAGGAGACTATGAAACTGGTGGGATGCTGCCTGCTGATCATGTTCTGGGTATTAATATACACTGAGCTGACCTGTCCCTACAGTTACTTCCACCGAGAGCTTGTGAAGATGCTCTGTGACCCGGCAGGTTATTGGGTGGACTATTTCTCCTGGGTCTCAAGATTTAAATAATGTTAATTTA